GAAAGTTCTACGCTCACCAAGTCCACCACGGATATTTCCGCAATAGAACATCATCCTTGTTGCGAGAAGTGGGTCAGCAGCGAATGCCTTAGCAAACTTCATACGAATGTCTTCTACTGTACGAGGACGAAGTGCGCCGATTTGACCAAAGAGGTCTACTAGTGCGCCCATTCCTGTATCAGAATATGCGAAAGCACCATTCTCTGTGAGAGTTGTGTTTGAGTTGTTTGTCATTACATTTGCAAAATTCATAAGTCTTTTCTCCTTTTTAATAATAGTTAGAAAAGCAAGACGCAGAAAGTAAATTTGCAATTCATCTTGTAGTATTGCTGTGTGCGTCTTAACTTAATTTACAATATAATTATATTAGAAAATCACAAATAATTCAAATTTTTATTTAGTTGAAATTATGGGTTTTCGTGTTGTGGAATTATAGGATACTGACTTTGCAAGACCGAGTTTTGGTAGGTCTGCAAGACGGATATAATTCTGACTTTTGATTTGTGTTGCCCAACATTCTTTATTAACACCATCAATAGTGATGATAAGGTCATTTACGCCTTCAGGTTTCTTAAGTGCTTCGAGAGCATCGTTGATTGCGGCCGCAGTAGATGCGCCTACGACACCATCTACTGTGAGTTTATTTTTTGATTGAAAATCTTTTACGGCTTTTACAGTAGCAGGTCCAAATGAACCATCTTCTACGAGTTTATAGTTGCCTATTTTATTGAGATTGATTTGGAGTTGTTTGACAGCATCTCCAGAGTCACCATTTTCTAAAACTCCATCAGTAATAACATCGTCAATGTCTGGATTATAAATACAGCCTAAATACTTGTAAGTTGTTCCCATCCAAGAACAGCCTTCGCGCCAGTTACCATCTCCGTATTTACGAACAGTTAACCAGAATGGATTTGAGTTGTAACCAGATGAACTTGTTTTAACTTTTTTATTGCTGTACTTATATTCTACGATTTCTACGTGTCCGGCGCCGTCACTACCCTTAAGTGTTGCACCCTTCTGCCAGACCATAATACCACCGACTTTTGGCTCTTTTCCAACCTTAAGTCCAAGTTTCTGCGCCTGAGCATAGAAGTTTTCAGCATTACATATTAAACTGTATTTAATTTTACCATAGCCGGCTTCTTCATTAAATCTGCCGCAGGCATAGCCAACACAGTTGGCAAGAACATTGCAAGCACTATCAGGCTTGCCTGTTGTTTTACATTTTCCTTCAATTGCACTTGACCATCCGCCTTTTGATTTGGTGATATAATATTTATTACCAGCTTCAGGTCTTGTTGTACGTGGTACTAATTTCATTATTCAGCCTCCTCTACATTTTGAACTGCTTCAGGTTCTGTAACTTCTTCTTCATTATTGTCAACGCTAATTTCTTCAACCAGACTGCGCTTAGTGATAATCGTTTTAGAGCTGGTCTCCGAAAGGAAGTATTCTACACCCTGAGCCACATTTTCTACGGTTTTTGTGCAGAAATAAAAGCCACAAATAATAACGCCAATTTGCATTACGTTTTCATTTATATATTGAATTGAAGTAGCGTCACCAAAATTAAAAATGGTGGCAGCTTGTGTAAATAAAATTGTTTCTATCCATATACCAAGCCATACAAGAGTTATAATCTTGGAAAAACTAGTGATATATGAAAGGAGATTTTTTCCATTGAACATCGGCATTCACCTCTTTCTACCTATAATATATCGCGTGTGTGCGCATACGGGCACCTGCGCACGTGATTCTAACAGAAAATAAAGATAAAATCAAATTTCTATTCTCTATTAAGTTGCATTTAACTCTGCAATGTAAACAAATTTGCTTTTTTGCGAAAAATTTGATATAATTATAATATATAAAAGGAGGATTGTGAAATGATAGACGAAGAAATGATGGATAAATTGGATGCGGTCGCGCAGATGACATTAACTAACATTTATACTCTAACAAAAGACAGTCAATTCATTACCGTAAAAAACTTTAATCTAAAGAATAAAGAAGATTTATTCTTTTTACGAGTTGCTACTATTGCAAAAGATATATTTGATAAACCTATTTTCGCAGAATGTGGCTTCTTCACATGGCTTTGGCTTAATTGGAAGTTTAGAAAGGTATGTAAATTTAGAAGATGCTTATATGCAAATCCTAAATCAATTGATGTCCATGAAGTATTAGATTTTATGCGCCCTGCTCTTTCTTCTTTCATGGGTGATGAAATGACATTTGATGTTATTTATGAATTGCTTTATGAAAAAGGAAAGGAACAGTACAATGAGGATTAAATACTTAATTAATTGTTAGAATACAAAAAGGTAGAGTAAATATCCATAAAACTCACTTATAAATAGAAGAAATAAATACAGGAGAATTAATTATGTATCAAATTTATACTGATGGTAGTTGTAGAAAAACAAAAGTAGGTGGTTATGGGTATATCGTAGTACGAGATGATAAAATTATAGATAGATTTGTACAACGAGTAGAAAATACTACAAACCAACGTATGGAATTAAATGCAATACTGGCTGCTTATCAATACTATGAGACAAACAACATTGAAGAAGGATATATTTTATCAGATAGTAGCTATTGTTTAAACTGTGCTTTTGATAAGTGGTATATTAAGTGGGAGCAAAATAACTTTATATCCGCTAAAGGTAATGCAGTCTTAAATCGAGATTTATGGGAACAAATAATTCCATACTATAAAGCTTCAAAAATTATACTACAAAAAGTTCCTGGACATCAAAATTGTTATTATAATAATTTTATAGACAGTTTAGTAACCACAATTAGTACAAGTAAAACTGAAGATTTAACTGGTCAAGTTTTTGGTAATTTAACAGTACAAAGATTATGGGGTAATCAATTTACTGATAAACAAAATTCTACTTTATGGTTATGCCAATGTTTATGTGGGAATACCGCTATTGTAAGTCATAATAATTTACACTCAGGGCAAACAAAAGGTTGTGGTCATTGTACAAATGAACGCTATGAAGATTTAACCCATCAACGCTTTGGTTTTTTAGAGCCTTTATATAAAATTGCTAAAAATAATCAAAATTATGCCGTATGGCACTGTAAATGTCATAATTGTGGTAATGAAGTAGATGTAGTATCACGAATATTAAAAAGAGGACAAACTTCATGTGGATGCATTAAGTCTAAAGGAGAGTTATTATTAACACAACTTCTCCAACAGTTAAAATATAACTACCAAACACAATGGTATGATAAAAATAATCCACTAAAAGATAAAGAAATACTTAAATTTGACATCGCTATTTTCAATGATGATAATACAGTCAAATGTCTTATTGAGTATCAAGGTATTCAACATTATCAATCTAATACTGGTTGGAATAATAAAGAACACCTACAATTAACACAAAATCACGATGAATTAAAAAGACAATGGTGTAATGCAAATGAAATTAAATTAATTGAAATTTCATATACTGATTATAATATATTAACAGTAGAATATTTACAACAATTAATAGGGGATTAAGTAATGAATTACCCAGCATTATTTACATTATTATTTTATATATGTGGCGGCATTGCCATATGTTTTTTGTTTTTAGCACTCGCAGTATTCGGTCTATTTGTAGCAATAGGAATAAGTTTAGAATACGAAGCAGATAAGAAGGTATACAAAGATGGTAACTTTAAATCAAGAATTGGTAGAGTTCTTAGACGAGAACTACAAAGGATTAAGGAAGAGTTTAGAGCAGGGAGAACTGTGGAAACTCACAATGGAGATACAGAACGAGTATCACGAATGGATGGAGAAGAAGAATAATGAGTAAGATTGTAATTGTTAATGGAATTGCAGGAGCAGGAAAAACTACCTTCGAACAATTCTGTCAAGAATTACGAGGAGAAACTAACTGTAAGATTTTATCTACGGTTACACTTGTTAAGTCGCTTGCTAGTCAACTCGGTTGGGATGGAGTGAAGACTCCAGAAGCAAGAAAGTTTTTAAGTGATTTGAAAGACTTGCTTGGTCATGCGCCATGGGCTAATATTCCGTATGAGGATATTAAGAAGCAGATTAGAATTGAAGAATTCAAGTTTGAACAGTTTGATATGCCGACTGATAAGTTGATTTTCTTTATTGATGTGCGCGAGCCTGAAGAAATTCAGAGATTCGTAGATGAAATGGGCGCAATCACAGTATTGATTAGAAATCCTAACGCAGAAAAAGTCGCTGCTTCCAATCATGCAGATGCTAATGTTTTGAACTTTAAGTATGATTATGTTATTACAAATGATTACGATTTAGCAAAACTGAAAGACAAGGCGAGAGTATTCCTAAATTTGATTTCTTATTAAAAATACGATATAATATATATAGAAAGTGAAAGGAGAAATGATTGATGAAGCAAATGATTATAGACGGAAAAGATTTTCATGCTCTTCCAGTTCAAAAATATTGGCAACCGCCTGCATCTTGGTCTGATGAGAAGAAAAAGACTGAAATTCGTAATAGAATTTTTAGTGGTGATTGGTATGGTAGTCGTAAAATGGACGGTGCGCTATATGAATTCATTAAAGACATGGACGGTACTATGGAACTTATCGGCAGAAGTGTTGGCGTAAGTGGCGATTATCTTGATAAGATAGATTGGGTTCCACAGTTCAATCATTTCTTTAATAGCCTACCTAATGGTACTGTATTGATTGGTGAGTGCGTATTCCCAGATAACGAAGGTTCAAAGAACACAACTACTATTATGGGTTGTTTAATGGAAAAGGCGCGCGACCGTCAAGCAAAAGGAGATAAACTTCATTATTATGTGTTTGATGTATTAGCATATAATGGTGAGTCCTATTTGAAGAAGCAAGCAGTAGATAGATTTGATTTGATTCGTGGTCTTGGAGAAGATTATGGTAATGAGGAATATATTGATTTTGCTCATTACTTCACAGGTGAAGCACTCTGGGAAGAACTTCAAGAAATTTTAGCAACTGGCGGCGAAGGTATTGTTATCACAAAAGGCGATAGTTATTATGAACCAGATAAGAGACCTTCAAAGACTTGTATGAAAGTTAAGAAAGAATTAAGTGAAACTATTGATTGCGTAGTAATCGGAGGGAATGCACCAGCTCGACTCTATACAGGTAAAGAACTTGAGAGTTGGACTTATTGGGAGAACACTAAGACAGGTGAGAAGCTTCAAGGTAATTATTATAAAGATTATTTTGATGGTAAACCTATTGAGCCGATTACAAAAACTTGGTTTAATGGCTGGATAGGTTCTTTGAAGATTGGTCTTTATAAAGA